ACTGACGATCCAACTGCAACGCCGCGAACCGTTCCGCGCTCAGGCCGCCATCGAGCAGCAGCTTCGTGCGTGCCGGCCCGATCACTTCGCGAATGAATGGTTCGGGTTGTTCCTTGAGCCACGCGTAGTAGGTCAGGTCTTGCGGCACCGGGCCATTCATGCTGGCGCGTTGTGCGCCCTTGTTCAGCCAGTCGAATTCGGGTGCAAGTTTTAGGATCGTGGTCGAACGGCAGCCAATGTGCAAAGGAGGCATCGGTCCTTTGCCAATCTTGAATACGCGCTAATCCGTGGCGCGGCACGTCGCGGTTGTTCTGGCGTCGAGGGTCGCAATAAAAACATATTCCGTTGCCAGATCCGCGTTCGATTTCCACGTCTCCACTCGCGCCTGACTGGCCGCATGCTGCACCGCTGTTCGCACCATCGCATCCGCACCGCGCTTGGTGACACTCAGCAGACCGTCGCTGTACTTCAGCGCCCGTGTACCGCGAATGGCCCGCACCATCTGCGCGTTGGTCTGACCCTCGAAGTAACCGCGGCGGATCGTGCCGGTGAAGGCTTTGCGCTGCGCCGCGCTCCAATCCGTGACGAACGATTCCAGCAACTTGCCGCCATCGGCCCCGCGCACGCTTAGCGGATTGGCCAACACGGCAGCGCGTACCTGCGCAAGAGGCGGGATGACCGACTCGAACGCGGTATTGACCGTCTCGACCGCCTTCGTCAGTGTTGCCGCCTCGAACCCTGCCTGATACTCGGCAATGTCGATCACGTCGGTCTTGAGCCGGTCCCAGTAGCGATTCTGGATCGCCGCGATGCTGGCATCCACGTCAGCTAGCAGGCGCTCCACACGCGCACGCTGCCAGTCGGTCAGTTCATCGCCGGACAGCGCATCGCGTAGCACCTGGTCCATCTCGCGCAGGAAGCTGTCGAACTTCGTCGCTTCGTGCGACTTCACGCGCTCAAGGAAGACCTGCTGCCGGACGGCTATGGTTGCCATCGCGGACTGTTTGGTGGTCATTGCCCGCCCTGATTCGCCGCTTGCGTCAGATCAGCCGCGCCAGGCAGGTTGTTAGGATTGGGCGGGTTGTTACCCTCTACGGGTAGATTGCCCAGTACCGCACTCATGCCACCTTGCGGCTGCTGCGCCTCGATCTCCTCGCGCACGTCGTCGTCGGTCTTCTGCGGGTCAATCAGGCTGACCTTGCGCAAGTACGCCCACAAGTCGGTCTCAGGGATCGCGTTGGCCTGCCATGCCTGCACAGCTGCCATGATGCTCGGCGCATCCAGCGGGTTGATGGCGAACTCGGTCGGGATCGCCAGCGAGCACTCGCCACCATCGGCGCGCATGAACTCAGCAGCCCAACCCAGTGCCAGCGTGTAGGCAAGGGAAAGATTGTCGCAGACCAGCGACAGCACGCTGGAATCATTCTCCGCGTCCGTCGCCGCTTGCGTCGCGGTCTTGGAGCGGCCCTTGTTCGGCTGGATCAGCGACGCACCCAGCGCGCGCATCTGGTCCTCTTTGTCGAGCATCGCTTGGCGCACGAGGTTGTTCGGTGCGGCCTGCGCTATGCCGAACGCGCCATTCACAGGAAGCGGCAGCACGTTGCGCGAGCCAAGGACGATGCCGTCTTTAATGAGCGCGTCGCGCCATTCAGGGTCAAGCCCGCTCATCCAGCCTTGAGGCTGGCCGCACATGAACACCGAATCCTCATAATCCGCCGAGTTGCGGAAGTGCGCGATATTGAGCACCGCTATGTCATACAGCGGTGACACCATGAAATCATTGGTCGTCGTCAGCGAGGTAGCGTAGCTTTCAAGCTGCGGCGAGTTGCGCACCGCACCGATGAACGAGAATGGAATCTCCGTCCACGGCTTGCCTAGGCCGTTCAGCGGCGTTGAAATGGTGTCGATCGTGTACTCTTCGGTATCCGTCTCGCGCGTCCATATCTCCTGCTGATAAATGCCGTTGAGCAGCCGCAACACGCGGTAGTTCGTGCGCACGTCGAAACCGAACTCGTTGTACACGTTGACGATTTCGCGGATGACCACGAGGGTCAGAATCTACGATCCGCCGACACGCTGGGTCTGCCAGTTGATGATGCTGTGCGCGGGGTACAGGTTGATCGTGGCAACCGCGTTGCCGTTCTTCGTGTCAAGGATCGACGTTTCGGCGGTGTTCTCCACCACCGGGAAGTCCACCAGCAGGCCGGCACGCCCGGTCTTGAGCACCTCGGCCATGGCGAGCTGACACGACTGCACCAGGGAGCAACCCGCGCCATCGGCATCGTCCATCAGGTATTCAATCTGCGCCGGAAACGTGATCTCGGGCCACTTCTGGAACGCCATGCCGATCAGGCTCGACAGCGTGCGCCCCGTGGCGTTGTAATACACCGCGCGTAACAGGTACTGCTGATAGCGCTGATTGGCTTCCAGCGACAAATCGGACGGGTTCGGCCTCGGCAGGTATTCCTCAGCGCGAAACTTGATCGCGTGCTGGCCCGTGCACGCATCTTCGACCATGCGCCACAGGCGGATGTTCTGGATGTACTCCGGGCGCTCGATTTCGACGCTGTTTTTCATCAGTAAGGAAGCCTGAAGGGTAGAGTCATGAGCGGTTTCACCAGCGGGAACATTCGATGAATCACGTAACCGCCTGCATCATTCGTGTGATCGGTCCCGGACGCCTTGTCCGGCTCACCGTTGGCGCTCCACACCTGTTGTTCCAAGTGGTCGGCGTAGGTCGGGCATGTCTTGGCATTGACCTTGTACCGCCGCACACCTAGCGCGTTGCAGAACATCGCGTTCATGGCGTTGATGCGGTCTTTTACGGGTGGATTCGCTGCTGGCGCGATCACCGCGAACCCAGCTGCGCGCAACAGCGCAATGTCCGTCTCGCTGGCGTTGACCGACTTGCGACTTCCACCGCTCGCATCGGGATAGACGCGTATCTCGCGGGTTTTTTGCCAGTCAGAGCCGTTGTGTTTCCAGAACCGCTCCCGAATCACTCGGATCATGTCCGGCGTGTCGTAGGCGTTGATGATTTCCTCGACCGCCCGTGGATCACCGTCGCGCAGCACATGAACGATGCCCGCCATCTTGCCCACGTTGAAGTCGATGCCGATGTGGAGCGACTCGCCGTCCGCCACTTGGTCATCGCAGCCGTTCTTGGCGCGATCGTAGGTGTGGTAGACCGTGCCGCTGGTGAGGTTGACGAACTGCCCGTCGATGTACGCCTGAACCAGCTGCGCCGGGTACGTCGCGAACAGGCTGGGGATGTAATCGTCGGGCAGGTTGGACTCGTTGTCATAGGTGGACGCCTGCACCATGCCGTACATGTCGGCAAGCGCGGGGTTGTCGCGTATCGCCTTGACCCATTGCTGATGGGTAAAGCGGAACCCTTCCGGCGTGGTTGCAGCGTCTGCCCCGTTCAGGCCGTCGAACTTCAGGCGCAAACGGGCCAGGATCTTTCGCCACGCATGCTCGGCCTTGCGGATGGGCAGCGTATCCAGCTCGTCCACGTCAGCGCGGGCGATCTTGAAGCCGACGATGCTTTCCGGCTTCTCCATGCTGCGGCAGATGGTCGTGCCGCGATACACGCGCCCCGAGTAGAAATGAACCTCCTTGTTGGCCTCGGCAATCTTGACCCGCAATCCCCAGTCGTGGGCCACTTCCTCAATCGTCGGGAAATAGATGTCGCGGATCTGCGGGTAGCTTGGCGCGAAGTAACCGCGATGCGCCTTGGGGTGCTCCCAGTAGTGTTTGCACGCCCCGGCTGCAATCGCCCACGTTTTCCCAGCGCCGAAGCCCGCCACGTAAGCCCTGAACTTGTGCGGCAGAGCAAGGAATCGCGCCTGCGGGTCATTCAGCGTCGGCATGGCGCTTCCGTGCATCCACCACGGACACTTCGACCTTTACGGGCTGGGCCTGCTCGGTGTCGTCGCCAGCCGTTTCAGACTTGTCGCGCCACCCGAACCTGTTCTTCATGTTGAATATCCAGATGGCCGAATTTCCGCCACC